AACAATAAATTGTCGGATAAACAAGCAAAAAAAGCCGCTCAGATAGCCAATGCAATATTGAAAGAAACAGGAGACGAAAAAAAAGCGATAAGAATAGCGAACGCAAGAGTGGGTTTGTGAGAGGAGAGAAACATGGTTAAATATGATTGGAGTCTATCAAATGTGCCACCAAAAAATGATCCTGATGTAGGAGAATTCGCATTTTCGCTTTTTGAAGCGGCAAAAAACGAGAAAGAACGCTTGGGAAAACATGACGATTTTAATAATAATTTCGCCTTGTATCGAGGGAATCAGGATACGCAGCAATCAGGCCGCAAAGGAGCTCCACGCAAAAAGAAAGTCCTTACTCCGATTAATCTCTATTTTGCCAATGTGGAAAGAACTGTCTCAAACATTACTGCAAGAGAACCCACAGGAGAAGTAGTTGACCTTGATGGACAAAGTGACGGTTCTGAAAATATCCTGTCTATGGTCCTAAAAAAATGGTGGAAGGACACTAATCAACAATCAAAGACACGCGCATCCTCCAGGCAGATGGAAATATACGGATTTACACCGGAAAAACCCTATTGGGACAAAGGAAGATTTCGCCCCGATATTGCAGTGACAGACCCGTATAGTATTTTCCCATGTCCCGGAAATTGGGATAATATAGCAGAGGAAGCTCCGTATATCTGTTATGCGTACATTGATTTCGTTTCCAGTATAGAGAGTATTTTTAAAGTAAAGGATATTGCTAAAGATGATGCTTATGATTTAATGGGCACAGTCCGGGAAACATACAAGACACAAGGTTACGGAATAGAGAAGAGTATTGGAAATTATACTGATGCTATGACCGTAACTAGAGAGGTTGCCGGACAAGACACAAAAATCCTTGAACGTTGTCTGGTAATTGAGGTTTGGTTAAGAGATGACCGCGAAACAGAAGAAAAAACAGAAGAACCCTTTATAGACGAAAACGGGGCTCCTCAAGTTAGAATAACAACAATAAAGAAAAAAGTGTATCGCGACGGAATACGAAAAATAACGATTTCCAAAAGCAAAGACCCGGCTATTAAGAGCGGAATAATTATCCTTGACGATAATGCAAACCCAAATCTTAATCCAGAACTGGCAGATGAACTTGCTTCAACAACATATCCCTGGGGGAGATTGCCCTGCTATGTTGCAAATTCCTACAAAGATGGTGTTACAATTTATGGATTTGCAGCGGCTGAACAGGTCGGAGATCTGATAGTTAAAATCAATCTCATTTTCTCTAAACTTATCAATTATGTAATCAACGTTATGGCTCCACCGTTAATTGTGCAGCAACATTGTGGAATAACTAAAGAAATGATAGAAAATTCTATCAGTAAACCCGGCAGGATGGTTTTGATGCCGACCATCCCGAATGCCCGGATTGAGTTTATGCAAATACCCAATTTACCGGAAACATTTTTTCGCGTCCTGGAATTGCTTATACGAAATTTTGATCGTATTTACGCTATAGAGGACGCCGACAGGGGGCAAGCACCAAATGGAGTTATCGCTTATGCGGCGATTCAGGCGCTTCAAGAACGTAATCAGGTCTTAATGCTGACCAAGACTTCTTCTGTTGATTTTTTGGCAGAAGAGAGATCCAAGTGGGCAATAGGATTGTATCAAAATTTTGGGACACGTCCTGATTCTGTTAATGTGGCGGACGAACAGATGCCATTTGCAGGTGTAGAGTTCGCCGGGAGAAAGTTTGGTTATGTGGTTGAGTCAGGTTCATCAACGCCAAGAACAAAACTTCAATGGCAAGATTTAGCGCTAAAGTTAAAAGAAATGGGCGTCATTGACCAACAAGCAACACTTGAATCCATCGGATTTCCCGGATGGAAAGAGATTTTAGAAAGAAATGCTGAATCTCAAACAGAACAGGCGCTTCAGGTTTTAGTTGATGCTGGTTTGCCGGAAGAGACGGCTATTCAGCTAAGAGATTTTGTCATGCAATCATCGTTGCAAACGCAGGGGGAAAAGAAAAAATGAGTCCTATGTACCAATATGAATGCCCAAGATGTAAAAAAATAACCGAAAAGTTCCATCGGATAGACAATATCCCTAAAAAAGTAAGGTGTAAGGGGAAAGGGTGTGGACGCATGGCCAGGCGAATAATTCCACAAAGCGGGGCGATACTGTGTGACTCTATTAATGATGTGAAATGGTTAAAATCATCATTGGATACGCTGCCGAATAATGCACAACATATTGAGTCTAAAACAGAGCTTCGTTCCTACTTGAAAGCTAATAGGTTAACTCAAATAGGGTAACAGTGGCATGGACGATAAAGAACAGAAAATTGAAGCCATAATCTCTTTTTGCAGGGAGAAAATAAAAAACTTGATATTGGATAAAGTTTCTGGTAGGGTTGAATTAACATTAATCCTAGATTTCTCGCAAGGATTCATAGGATCAGCGTATATGCAAGACAATACAAAGGTGTGTATTTTAAAACAAGGTAAATAGAATGCTCAGTCAACCGTTATTATTTTAAGGATATAAGGGGTACTTAAGTCCTTTAAGAAGGTAGCTAAAGCCCAGACTGTACGACAAACACAAACGTGTCCGTACAATCTGGGCTTTTTTTTAATACCAAAATCGGGTAGCTCAGCCATCGGTCCGCAAGGGTAGCCGAAAATCATACTGAGTCCGGGAAATGGAGAGAAAAAAATGGAAGAGAATGTGAATGATCAAAGCGAAGATAAAGGAATTGCTGGGACAGGTTTTAAGACCCCGGAAGAGTTAGCTGCTGCATTCGTCAAAGAACAGGCGCAGAGGACAAATCTGGAAAAGAAACTTGGAGAGCAGGGGAACGAACTGGGGCAAATACGCAATCAAGCGCAGACCTTAGCCGAAACCCTAAAAGAAACCCTTACCAAAGAGAAATCTCAACCGGGATACGGAAAGGAAAAGGCGGAAGGTATTGATTACGATTCGGAAATTGCAAACGTAAACGCTCAGATAGAGAAACTTGATCCTTTGAGTGAAAAATATCAGGGCGAACTTGCTAAGTTGATGTCAAAATCTAATCAACTAACAGCCGAAAAAGTTAAAAATACTGTCCTTGGTGAGGCTGGGAAGCTCTTTCAGAAGGAATTACAGGAACGCGATATAAAAACATCGCAGAGAGAATTCCTCAAGGCAAATCCCACATTCAACACCCCGGAAATGCAACAGCGAATAAATGATTTTATCGCCAACGATTCTACCGGGATGCATGACAAAATGTCGGCGTTCGCTGAAATCAAGGCTGCTGATGCGGAAGCAAGAGCAGCCGCACTGGAACAAAAAAACGCAGAAATGATGGAAGCCCTTAAACTGCAAGCAGGGAGGGATAAAACAGGAACGGTGATCATAAAAGGACAAAGTCCCGGACAGACCACTAACAAAACAATACTAACCGGCAAGGAGCGTGACGCTGCTATGGCCGAAGCTTTGGCCAAGTTAAGCGGGTAATCGTCCTTGTATAAGGAGATATAGCTATGACTTTACAAAATCAATTAAATGCAACAACCGAAGTATACTGGAACTCTGTTGTTCCAGAAGATATTTTTAATACTGCATCGGCTCTTTTATGGGCGCTTTGCGGCAAGGCAAAAGCGGAAGATAGTCTTATTGTCCAGCCCGAAGAAACTGTTGACGGCGGAACTATGATTAAAGTTCCGCTGCTCAATGCGAATTCAAATCACGGCACCTACGGAGCAACTACCGTAATTAATCAGTCCAAGAAAGACCTTGTGACTGCGGCCCGATTCGGATGGGGTGGTGCCTACGGTTCCAATACGTTGAATCTTGACGACAAGGTTAAGAACTCCGGCTCGGAAGCGGTAATCCGATTAACCAATCAATACATGGAAAACATCAAAGAGTCTGCCCGTGTTGATCTTGCGGCACAGATTATGAGTGCAAGGGGCACAGGTGACGGCATAAACGGTTTGTTGGACTTATTCAATGTAAGCGCCGCCGGAGTCAAGGGTGCGACAAGTGTTGAATACGGATGTATCGCCCTGTCTGAAGAGCCGAACTGGATAAACAACGTCATCGAGACAGCAGAAACCATGTGTTTCGAGACTATGCAGGGCATTTTCAGAGCACCTGCGGCAGGCGACGTTGACAGTAAACTGCCCAATTTCTGTTGCACAACGGCACTATTGAAAGATGCCTACGAGTTGTCCTTACATCCGCAGCAAAGATACACAAACGATGTCATGGTTCAGGCCGGATGGAGAAACATCATGCACAAAGGCGCTCCTATTGTATCCGATAGTGGCGTCCCAGCCGGCTGGCTGTTTGCACTCAATCTCAACTATTTGGGGTTGAAAGCGCATAAGGATTTCAATTTCACCAAGCCGGTGTGGCTTGACAAGTCAGTTCTCGGACAGCCGGATGTGATATCGGCCAATACGAGATGGCAGGGAAATTTGATTTGCACGAACAGAAAGATGCATTGCTTACATGTTAATCTGTCTAAGGCCGCTTAACTTTTGATCTTCGGGGGTAGGGACTTAAGCCTGAAAGTCGGAAAACCTCACCGATTCCCCCGAAGCAACATGAGGGTTATCAAGAGGACGATATGAAAGAGATTGAATTAACGAATGGCGGGAAAACTTTAGTAGACGATGAAGATTTTGACGAACTCAATCGCCAGAACTCGCCGCTATTGCGTATAATAAAAAATCTTTTGAATTGTTCGGAGAATTTGCAAGGCCGAATGTAATTTAACCCTTTAAATCTCAGCAGGCGTAGTTTGAGGCCTGCAATAAAGGAGAATATCATGAGTGAAAGAGTTTTAACCGTTGGCGGAAGTAAGGCATCTAAGCCTATTTCAGATTTTTTAATGGTTAACGATTACGAAGGGCCCAAGGCCGGTAAGTATTACGTTGATCTGAATGTAGCGGCAACAGTACCTTTTGCGGTGATAGCTGAATAACATTTAACGTAAGTAACAAAAATAAAATTAAGGAGAAATACCATGAAAGATATTTATGTAAATTTATACAGTGCCGGAGGAGTGGAAGACTATTACATTCCTGTTCCTTGCCGTGGAACTGTCAAGTCAGCAGAGTATATGGCCAACGCAGCGATGGTTGCGAGCGGAACAATTATTTTAGCAAGAGACACCACGGCAGTCAATACGGCTACCGCACCAGCGGGCGGTACTGCTGCGGGAATAGTTCTGAAAGGCGTTCCCGACACCACAAACAAAGGATTGGTTTTTGATCCCGATTCGTCAACGGTTGCTAATACCAAGATCAAGGTGTCACTTGATGCCACAATCCTTGGCGGTGCGGCAAATGTGTTGCTGCATATCGTTTACGACGATTCAGCATACGTAAAACAGGAGTCTCTGGAAGCGTAAGAAAAGTTGTTCGGTTAAATAATACAATCCCTCTCCTTTTAGCGAGGGGAGGGATTTTTTTAAAGAGGCTGGGCGTGGAAACTTTATCAACTCTTACCGATGCCATCAATGATATAATTCAAGACGATGCGTATCTGGCGAAATATACAAAAAAAATAAACGAAGCGGTAAATTCCATCGCTGCCGGTATAATAATGCCGGATAGAAGTATTTCTCCGCCTTTGCCCGATTTGGTTGACTACGACACGGTAATAACATCAACTCAGGCTTACGTCTCTTTGCCTTCTGATTATCAACGCAATGTCTTTCTTGTCTGCGATAGTTCCGGGAACAGGATTAGCCCTACATCCGACGGTAATTATTATGCCTATAATCTGTTTCTGAGAGGCTTAAGTGATTTGCGCCTTGAAGAAAAAGGGCAGGTTTATTGTGTCGCCATTAAAGGTACAAGACTATACTATCAGGGCATTCCCGCAACCCCTGAGACTATCGGACTGCATTTTTATCGTAAGCCAACCGACATGGCACTGGACGGAGATTCTCCCGACGGGATTCCTGAACATCTGCAAATGAAATTAATAAAATCGTATGTCTGCAAAGGAATATACGGAGAACATTTGGAAGATGGACAAGATAACATGGGCACCGGATATAAAATACACAATAGTATTTTTAATGAGGCAATGGCTGAACTTTGTGCTTTTATAGGCATAGACGAAGGCCCATCTTATTATGGAAGTGATGACGATTACTAATGAGCGAGATTAACACAAAAGGATTTTCAGGCGCAAATAACGTCAACGAACAGTTTCTAACGTCCAAGGGATTGTTGTCTCCGCGTGTTATTTTGAACGCTGATGTGAACCTTGACGGTTCTTTAAAGCGGCGCCAGGGAACAACGCTTTACTTGGGATTACAAAACGCGCACAGTCTTTGGGCTGGCAAAACCTGTATGCTTTGCGTGGCCGATAGTATTTTGTATCGTATATCTCAGGGCACAGCGGTAAATATTGGAACCGTATATGGCTCCAAATCACCACTTTCTTACATTGATGTAGAGAACAAGGTATATTGCAGTAACCCGTACTGGCAGGGAGTGTTTAATCCGTACAATAATTCAATTTCTCAATGGGGTGTAGCCGTTCCTCCCGGCCCAATGCTCACTACAGATAACGGTAACCTCCCTGCCGGGACATATAAAGTATGTATGACCAACGTATCTGATAACCAACTTTCTGGCAATGGCCCGATAACCGAAATTACACTGAGTGCAGAAGGAGGGATCAAGATACTGAATAGACCGTCTGGCGCTTTAGTATGGGTGACCGATTCCAACGAGAGTATTTTTTATAAAGTTGGGGCAACAGATAGAGTAGTTGATATTCCGACCATTGAACCACTTCCATCATTTTTATGTTCCCCTCCGCCGTATATGGAAAATCTCTGTTATGCTTTTGGTCGTATTTGGGGATCTGTTGGACAGAATGTTTATTATTCCGAAGCCTTTAACCTTGGATGGTATAAATTAACATCAAATAAATATTCATTCGAGGATACGGTTACAATGATTGCGAAAGTGACGACTGGCTTGTTCATCGGCATGAAGAAAAAAACGCTGTTTCTGGCTGGAACTATACCGGAACAAATGACTGTTCAAGACGCGGGGCCGGGATCAATCAAAGGAACTTTGGCTTATTGTAATAATCTTCCGGAATTGGGGTGGACTCTGGGAACACCAGAGAAAGACTTTGCAGACGTCCCGGTCTGGTTGACAGAAGAAGGTATTGTAGTCGGTAGTCCATCTGGAAAGTTTTTTAATATCACAAAAAATAAACTTAAAATGGGTATACCTGAACTGGGAGCTTCCTTGTATCGTAATCTTAACGGTGTCATCCAGTTTCTTACCAGTTTTAAAACAGGAACGACCGGCACAGGCAGAGGTTTTCGGGATGAAGAAACTTATAATACGTTCAAAAATAACAGGATAGATATCCACAATAAAGTACTAAAAGGAGAGATATCCCGCGCCTGCTTTACAGATTCGGTAAGCTGCAAGGTTTATAGGGACGGCGTGGAAATTTAAAAAAATAACAAAGGAGATAAACAATGGAAAGAAAAGTTATTCCCATCGATCTTGGAAACATAAGAGACAGCGTTGAGGCAAGATATGCCGCCAAACACTTTATGGAATCAGGCATTAACTTTCATGGACAGGTGTTTACAAAACATTTCCGTGAAGGGAAATTGATCCATGAGTGCGACCAGGGCGGGAACATATTCACGACACAAGGCATGAATTATATGCTTGAGGTTATGTTTGGTACAACCTCAAAAGCTGGCAGTGCTATTTTTTATGTTGGCATTTTCAAAAACAATGTAACTCCGGCGCTTGCAGACACTGCATCAGTTAAACTTGGGGCAGCAGGTACTTATGGAGAATGTCAGGATGCCGACTACGACTCTCCGTTAACCAATAAACCATCATATACCATCGCGGCAGCGGCTTCGGGTTCGTGCACCAATTCTGCATCGCCGGCTTCTTTTACGATGGCACAGAGTATAACAGTTTATGGGGCGTTTCTGTCAACCGATCCGGCCAAAACTGCAACGACCGGGTATCTGATGTGCGCTAAAAAGTTTACTACAGCTCGTGCGGTTATTGATAATGATGTGCTCAGTATAAATTATACTATTTCTTGCACCTCAACTTAGGAGCATCAACATGCCCACACATGATTTTGTGGATATAGGGGATGTGCTGAAAAATGAGTTTCTTGAAGGGGAAATAGTAACGGTTTCCCCTTCTGATGATACCTGTACGGTGAATATTGCAGGGAGTGTTTATCCTGCTCTCTTGTTTTGGCACAGTTTGCCCACTTCAAACTTACGCGATAATGGAGCGATTTACGGCGCAGCGGAGAATTTTGTTGCCGGTGATTCTGTTATTGTAATGAAGAAGGTCAACGCCTTGTCAATCGGCGATTGCAAAGTCATTTATGGCGGATCGAAGAGTAAAATATTACTTCAAAAACTGGTAGTTTATCAGAATCAAAATATTGCCAGGGCCGATAATTTTCCCAATGATTATTTGCTTTATAACAATATTATTTTTAATTCCGAAAACTGCGACATTTCATGGAGTTACCGACAACAGAAATATATTGTTGTCTGCCCGTCATGGGTGAAACTCGTTGGCATGGATGGCACGGTTAGCAAGACCTATACACTTTCTAATTCAGAAGGATATATTATTGACCATGTCTGGCAGTGGAACCGGGAACTCTGGCTGATAAGGACAAGTCCGACAACGTACATAACCCTTGACCATGAATTTAATCTTATTACCAGCGGAATTTATGATTTTATTGGCATGCGTAAGGGTTGGTGGGACGACCAGGTAGGAGGGGAAGAATCGCCATTTCCGATGTACCTTGTCGAGAGCCGGTGCGACATATCCAATGAACATCTGCTGTACGTTGTGCGGACGGCCAATTGGGAAGATATTATCATCGACCAGTTGTCTGGGCAGTGGGGAAAGTGGGACGAGGTCGAGAGTGAGTGGACATTTGATGATGGCTCGTGGCCGAAAGACAGCGAAGGCAACCTTGTAAGTGAATCGGAAGAACAGGAATATTATTGGTGCCCGGATCATAAACACGATCCCTACACCGGAGCGCAATTAAGATTATACACCATCTCGACAATGGCCTACGTTGTTCTCTATAACTTCCCGATGGTTGATTACAATTTTGTCAATACCATTGAATTTGATACCTGCCTGGGTATTGAAGGAGGAGGAGGGTGGACGCCGCCCATTCAATATTAATATGACTACTACATATTTAAAGGCAAAACATTACGGCGTGGGAGAATACCAGAAGACAATCAAGTCCTGCGGAAGATTTCAGGTTTGCACTGTTTTTGACCGTGATGGAGGCGTGGTACCCGGAGACTTCCCATCCAATAATGTTAGGTTTATTGTTGCTAATAGCGGGATAAAAGTAGAGGGTGAAACACTGATAGCGCCTAGTATAAAAGTATTTGATATTAATGGTAATTTACTTTCTGATATCTCACCACCGGAATCAAACATCGATGCAAGAATAAGCATTGATTATCAGCAGCCTTATCCTGTGCTTCAGACGGCATTTGTGCCCGTTCCCGGATTCTATAATTTTGCGCAACACTATCCTTCTTTTGCCTTAATAACGAATGAAGAAGACAGTAAAATAACTTATTCCGATACCGTTCTTGCCGACCTTCAGGAGGTAAATTCCTATGTCGACCAGACCTATCCGTTTGTTTCCGATGGCGGGAAACTGGACAATTGGGAATTTGTCAGTGTTCTCGGTTCGGGTGATTGCGAAGACCATGCGTTGGAAAAGGCAAAGAGACTTTTGGATAAAGGCTACCCTGCGTCAGCTATTCACATTGAAATTGGTACGTTAAAGGGTTTGGATACATGGGATTCAAACGGCAATTTACTCAGTGGTGGCCATGCCTGGCTTTGTGTCCAGTTGACCAACCGGAATTATTATCTCGATAATCTTTATAGCAATTTGCGTTCAGATAGCCAAATCAGGGCGTCTTATAATAATAGAGCGCGGCAGACAGGAATGTACTGGAATTTTACAAAGTGATTTAAAAAAAAGGAGAAATATTATGAAATCAAGATTACCTATTAGAACAGTTTTTACCCCTCACCTTATCAGCAATCCATCGGTCAAATCAATTATTCCTATCGGTTCATGGTGGGAATTTGAGCAGTACCGGAAAGGAAAACTCATTGACCGGTGGGAGCAGAAGAATGTCAACACGACAGAAGGATTAAATCATCTGCTTAATGTCGGATTTCACGGAGCAACGGCAATCACTACCTGGTACATGGGGTTGTTTGAGAACAATTATACGCCTCTTATAGGTGATACCTATGCCGTTCCCGGATTTACCGAAAGCTCGGCTTACAATGAAGCGACAAGACCTGAATATGTCGAAGCAGCGGCTACGGCAAAAGTTACCACAAACAGCGCAAGCAAGGCAACCTTTACAATAAACGCTACCAAAACGATTTATGGCGCTTTTCTTTGCGGAGGTGGCACTGCGCCAACAACTAAAGGGGACGCCGCAGGCGGAGGAACTCTCTTTGCGGCAAGTAAGTTTGCCACAGCGAAAGGAGTGGTATCCGGTGACATTTTAATGGTTGTTTGCTCAATTACGCTGGCGGATGTATAAACATGCCTAAAGTTGTTTTATTTACCAGAGGAAACCCTTGGAATCCATCAGGGATAGGTTCAGGCACGACATCAGTATTAAATACTGTGTCGCAGACCTTTTCAGTGCCAGTCACGCCACAGATGAAGTTCTGGCTTGCGGGGAATGGTGTTTCTTCTGTTCTTATAACCAGCGCAAGACTGATTCAGGGAACCAAAAATATTCCGGTAACCGTCAATGGAGCCGCGAGTTTTTATATTCCCGCTACTGGTAAATGGAGCGATTACGCGTCGATATCTGATTTTTCTCTTCCGGGGAATGTTACTTTAACCGTAACATTTTCAGGGACAATGAATATAGCCACCTTTTTAGATAATAGTAATCCCGGCGACCCGGTGGTTGTGTCAGCAACAGAAATACCTTCTCCAGAGACTCCAAGTTTAGCCGGAGAGATTCTTTTCGATGTAGAATTTGAAGGTTCATTTGTTGAGTCTGTTAGTGGGTTTACGCCTTCAACAATACAAAACTGTACAATTGAAACAGGAAATGTTTTATTTGGTTCAGGATCATGTTTTTTCAATGGTTCTAGCTCGAATCTACCGGAATCAGGGGCAATATTAACATACCCAACAAACTCAACATTTATTAATAAGTGCACAGAAGGTGATTTTACCTTTTCGATGTTCAGGAGATTGCTTGAACCAACTGGGGGATATCCAGCGGGATCTACAATCCATAATGTAACAGTTTATGTAAAGGTAACTGGTGGCTATAATGGGTATATGTATGATAACGGAGCATTAACACCTGAGTCTCCTCAAACGGTTTCTGATATAGAAATTGAAGATGCGTTACTAAATTTTGTGATTGGGACTGGTTCGTCAGTTATTATAGACGGGATACAGATAATCAAGGGAGCCCTCTGGACGGGAAACTTTACCCCTCCGTCTCAACCGTTCATTTTCTCTTCCGATTACGGGTTGATTGAACTAACATCCAGCAGTTCAATAACCTTAACGACTAATCCTGCCCCAGGCGATACCATCAAACTGAAAGGTGGAACGTTAGGGGATGTAACTTTTACTTTTGTAAATTATTATCCGAGGAATCAATATGAAGTTCAGATAGGAGCGACAGTAAACGAAACCACCGCAAACCTTGCACTTGCAATTAACAGAATTGAAGGCGCTGAATTTACGGCAACCGCAACGGATAATGTTGTCGATATAACTGCTTATTCCCCTACTTTTTCAACAGAAAAAACAGGAGATGGCATAACTTTGAGTGGTGTCTCTCGCACGCTTGACGGGTTAATAACGGAAGACATCAGTGTTGACGATTCTTTCACAGTTACGGACGGAGGGAAGGCAATCCAGCAGAATGTGTCCGTAACTGAGGCAATAGATGGCCTTATTGATGGTCTGTCGGAAAATATAAACATAACGGATTATTTTGATACATCAATGGATGGACTTGACGAGAGTGTCTTGGTATCCACAAGTTTTGTTGGTCTTATAGATGTAATGAGATAGTGAACTTTCAGAGAAGGTAGTTGCAAAATGGGATTTGAATCAGTTTATCCACCGGCACATTCTGACACTTATATAAAGGCTACCGAAGTATATAATGACAGCTACCAAGCTTATTATGCTACCGACCCTACAAAGAGTTTAATAGGATCTCAACTTGGTAACTCCTGGAAAGCCTCTAGTCCGACTAACCAGAGGTTTCATATTGACCTTGGCACGACAAAGAAAATCAAGAGAATTTATTACGAAAATTACCATGAATCCGGTACTTATACCAGTGATGGCGCCAAAGCATTTAGTGTTTATGGGTCTAATGAGGCAAGTGCTTTTGCTGACTTGGATTTTACCCATGATACAAATTGGACTCTAATAACATCCGACTTGCAATTTGACCGGCATGCAGACAGCAATGTTCCTGATCCTAAATATATTGAAATTACTAATAATGGTGACTATCGTTATTACTGCATCAAAATAGCCACTAACTGGGGTACTTCTCGGCTGGGACTCCGGCGGATTGAACTGCAGATTGATACTACTACAAGTATCAGCGAAGACATCTCCGTTTCCACTGTGTTTGATGGAACGATTGAGACCTCCACCTTGCCAATGTATAGCGAAGACATCTCTGTTTCTACTGCTTTTGAGGCAATTTACTCGCTGTCCATTAACGAAAGTATAAATATCGGGGACGTCTCTATTTCTCAAATATTAAATTCTACCATCAATATTACTCTGACGGATGTTCTATTTATTTGGGATAAGCTGGAACACGGATGGTCTGTAACCAACGAAGAGAGT